CCTCCTAATGACCCTATTAAAGTAGAAATACTCAATAGATTAAATATTAGACTTGTCTATCAATTAACTCTAGATGATGCTGTGAGACTAGGATTTGTAGCACCATATAAAATTACTGTTATTACAGTGCCTTTAGATAATGTTACCAAGAATATTCCTGGTGGTAACAAAGCTAATCCTTTTATGACTACAGAATCTGCTACTTATGCTTATTGGAATAAAAGAGTTGCATCATGTTTTGGAAACACAACTCCTCAAGGTAAAGCTAAGATGAAGTTTGCTATCCTTGGTAGGATGCAGTTTATCTATAAGATTCCTTCTAAAACTGCAGTAATTAAGTTTTTACTTGATAAAGTAATCAGTAAAACAGATAGAACTATCATTTTTTGTGGTAATATAGAACAAGCTGAAATAGTGTGTCCTACATTCTATCATTCTAAATCTACTAGTGTAGCTTATGATGATTTTAAGAATGAGAGAATCAATAGGTTATCATGTGTAAAAGCAATCAATGAAGGTCATAACTTTCCTGGTATTGACTCTGGCATTATAGGGCAGTTAAACTCTAAAGAAAAAGATTTGGTGCAAAGAATTGGTAGATTGATTAGGTTTAGACCTGGACATGAAGCCCACTTGTACATAGTAATTTCTGAATCAACTCAAGATGAGAAATGGTTAGAAAATGCTACTGAAAACTTAGATCAATCTAAGATAGAATATATAAGAATTGATAACTTTAAAAAAAGATTTGTATGAGATTACTAACTTATTATCAATATCTAGGTTTAGGTAAAATTAGACCTGTAGATATAGATACTATTGAAAAAACAACTAATCCAGGTGCTATTTGTACAGTGCAACAACATATGGTTATTAATGTCTTCGATAAGACTTTTAGTCTAGAAGAAATCAAAGAAATAGTTGAATTTATAACTGAAAAAATTGAGAAAGATGAAAATAAACATACAGATTAGAGCAATACTTGATACTTACAATATTCCTGTTGAAGATGGTATAGCATATCTTCTTTCAATATATTTTAATTGTAGACCTTCTTATACTCCTCCTCTTTTAGTTCAAAGAATGAATGTTACTAACATTCTTGGCATTGATGCTAATAGAGAAGTTATGTGGCATATTCCTTTATTTGAGGAAGGCAGTCATACTAAGTGGGATTGGGTTAAAGAATGGAATCAAGAATTTGGTAACATTAACAAAAAAAGAAAAGGTCCAGACAAAGATTGTATTACAAGGATGAAAGCATTTTTTGCTGATAACCCTGATGTAAGAAAAGAAGATGTCATTGGAGCAACTAAGATGTATTTTAGAACTCTTAGCAATGCAGAATATCTTATCTCATCTCATTACTTTATAAGTAAAGGTGTAGGTAGAGACAGAACTTCAGCACTAGAAGGTTGGGTAGAGAAGTATAGAGAAGCTCTTGCTGATACTTCAACCAATGATAGTGTTGACATAACTTCAAGAATGCAATAATGAATTTTAGAGCAGCCTTTGAAGCAGGTCAGAAAGGTAGTAATAAAGGTCTTCCTATGGGGGAAGGCTTGAAGACTATCTCACAGGCAATTAATGGAATCCAAAGAGGAAGAATTTACACTGTTGGAGCTGCCCCAAAGGGAGGGAAGTCAACTTTTGTAGATGTAGGTTTTTGTATAGAACCTGCTGTCTATGTATTGGACCATAATGCCAAAATTAATGCTTCTATGGAAGCAATTGCCACTAAACTTGAAACAATGGCTGACCCTGATACTAGAAATGCTCTCAATACAGAGTATGAAAGTCTTAATGGTAAGTTACTTGATGTTGAGTTTATCTATAACTCTTTTGAGATTGATAGAGTAAGTAAAGAATTTGATTTTGTTGCACATTTCCTCAACAAGGATTTTAACATTTATCTAATAACTTTACCTGCTGGAAAGACTTATAAAGAGAAAAATGTTGTATCTTTATCCTCTGCCTTTTTGAAAGGCGAGTTGGAATATGATACTGCAACTCCTGATGCTCCTAAAGAAATTATTAGAGTTTCTGAAGATTTAATCTCTAAGATTAAAGTCATTTACAGAAACAGAATAGTTCCTTTATTTGGTGAGTATAATGATAAGGGAGAGAAAGTTTCAAAGGGGATTATTAAGTTTTTGGAAATCAAAGACAATCCCACTGGAATCAGAAATTATCTTTTAGGTTATGCTAGAGAAAATGGTGAATTTTTGTATAGAACTACTGTTAAGGATGGGGTAACCTTTCAAAGAATGATTGGTTATAAACCTAATAATCCTGCTAAGTATGTTATTATCATTACTGACCATTTAAGAAAGCTATTACCTGAAAGAGGATTTAAGATGAAAGAAACTGTAGATAAATTCTCAGAATATGCTGTAGAGTTTAGAAACACTTGTAATTTCACATTTGTGCATATTATCCACCTTAATAGAGCACTGAGTGATATTGGAAGAAGGCAGTATGATGATGACAGATTGTTTCCACAATCTGATGATATTAAAGAAACAGGTAATCTAAGTGAGGATAGTAATTATATCTTCACAATGTTTAATCCAAATGATGACAAGTTTAACTTGACTAAACACTTTGGAACTCCTATTAGAAGACCTGATAAATCTCTTTTGTATCCATTTATGAGAACTATACATTTAGTAGAATCTAGACACAGTGTTTGTCCTCAACACTTTAGAGTCAACATGTATGGTGATGTTAAGAAATTTGAACCTTTAACTATTTAAAAGAGAAAGTATGCCAAAGATTTTGGTTTTAGCCCCTAGTGGGTTTGGAAAGTCCACCAGTATTGGACAAATACCTGAGTTAGGTATTAAAGGATTAAATCCTGAAGAAACTTATTTAATATCAGTTACTTCAAAACCTCTTCCTTTTAGAGGAAGTGGAACAGCATATCCAATTACCACAATGCCTGACTTAAAAACAGGTAGAAGAATCATTACTGATAATGCAAAAGACATAGAAGCTATCTTCTTAAATTTAGTAGCTAGTCCATTTAAGAATATTGTATGGGATGACTCTAATTATGTAATGCAGAATTGGTTTATGGCTAATGCTTTGGCAAAGGGTTGGGATGCACCTAAGCAGATTGGTTATTTTATGGGTAAAATCTTTGATGCCATAGAAAAACTAGATGCAGCAGGTAAAAATGTGATCATTTTGGCTCATGGGGACAATGTTCCTGGTGCTGATGGTAGAATCTATATGAAGTACAAAGCTACAGGTAAGATGGTAGATGAGTATTTGACTGTAGAGGGTAAAGTAGATGTTACTCTTATTGGTATTAGTAGATATGATGCTACTGCAAAGAAAGCTGTTAAAGAGTTCTTAACCAATGAGAATGAGCAGTATTCTTCAGCTAAATCCCCTATTGGGATGTTTGACCAACAATTTATTCCTAATGATTTAGGTTATGTTGTTGACAAAATTGCTGAATACTATGGATAATCTTCAATGGTATCTGTTAATTCTGCTAGGCATTATTGTTGGTGCTATGATAGGAATAATAACTATTGCTTTACTAAAAAGTAATAACCCTACTCAAAATCTTTGTCTAAGATGTTTAAATGAAACTGAAGAAGAAAGACAGTTGCAAGAACAATGGGAAGAACAACAAAAAGGTTACAATTAATTTTTAATTTTTAAATTTATACATTATGTCACAAGAAAATGTGCAAGCTGTTATATCAGCACCACAAGTTTTAAGAATCACTATTAGTGATGTTTTAGGCTTGTTAGACCAAGGTAAAAGCAGAAAAGAAATTGCTGAACACTATGGTAGAACTCAGTTAGAGATGAAGAAAATGGTTTGGGATCACCCTAAATTGAAGAACAGAAAAGCCAAAAAGCAATATGTAGGTATTGAACTTGAGGATGATACTGAAGACATCAATGATGTAGTTAGACCTCCTCTTCCTCCTGGAGAAGAAGAAACTACAACAACAGAACCTGTTATAGAGCCTGTTGCTGTAATGGAAGAAGTTCAAGTTGAAGGTCCATCTTCATCAGACTGGAATTAAGAATTTGTTTAATTAATTAAAAAAGACTAGATATGTCACAATTACCTGGATACGGATTCGTATCAGATTCAGATGAATCATTAAAAACAAAAAGTGGAGCCAGATTTGGTGGTAACTTTGGAGTAGCAACTTTAGCAAAATTTGCTTACAGTCCTAATGTAGCTAAAGCTGGTCAAGAGCCAAGAGAAGCTATTGAGATTGAAGTAAAAGTTGGAGATAGAAGCTACAAAGAATGGATTAATCCTGTAACTAGAGTTGTTGATAAAAACAATGCTGAGATTACAGATAAAACTTCTGCTGAGTATATCAGTGGTTTTACTCTTCTAATGAATCAGCAAAATGCTACAGTAACTCATTATTTGAAAGCTGTTGGTGTTACTGAAGACGGATTAAAAGCTGCTTTCACTACTCCTGCAGTTAGCTTTGCTGACTATGCTTCAAGAGTTTGTGCTTTATTACCTATTGGGTATGATAAAAAGCCACTTGACTTATTCTTAGAATATCAATGGAACTTTGGTAAAAAGCAAGATGGTGGTCTTAATGACAAAACCTATCCTACTTTGCCAAAGAACATGAAAGGTGGTTATTTCATTATTCCTGCACAACCTGGAGTATTTGTTGAGAAAAGAGCTGAAGATGGTGCTTTATCTTATGAGAACTCTAATGGACAGAAACATCCTTTTGAAAGAGATGCTAACTTCATGACAGGTAACAAAGGTACTCAACAAGTATTGGGTCAAACTGCTAGCACTGGTGGAGCTATGGCAGCTCCTGCTATAGCAGGTAACCCTAATGGTACTTGGTAATAATTAATTAAAATCTAACCTCTTTTATATGAGCCAATATCAATATAATTCAGATAACTTGCATAGAAGAGGTTTTATTAGTAAGGAAAGCATTTTAAGTTTAGTCACTCAGGAACAGATATTTGAGTTAGTATTCAATTTTATTCCTCAAGAGTTTGATTATGTGGTGTCTCCTTTAAGAAAAGATAGAACTCCAGGATGTTGGTTTAGTTACCATACTAATGGAGTTCTTTATTTTATTGATTTTGCTTATAGCAGAACTCATAGTGATTGTT